CGCCTTCGCCTTCTTCTTTTTCTTTAGATGGTGATTCACCACCTTCTTGTTTTTCACTTTCGACTTCACTCTCACCCATATCACCGACACCGAGAGCTTCTTCATCTTGTTCTTCTTGTTTTGCATCTAAGAACTCTTTTAATTTTTTACAGACCTCAACAACATCTTTCCAAGTTTTAACGGTCATTGCTTCTTTGACTAATGGAGATTCTTCGTCGTCAAATTCGATAGGATAAAGACCACGACCTTTAGAATGGATATTCAATCTATCCATAAGAGAAGTTGGCTCTCTATCTTCAGTTCCGAAGAGGTTATCTTCAAACAAACGTTTGTAACCATTACGGAATGCCTTGACAATGCCAGGATATGTTTCTTGAATCATACGTTCAATTCGAATATCTTCGACAATGTTTAAATAGGATTTTGGAATATCGGAATTATTAAGTGCATCATGCAACCCCTCATTAGGAGTGTAAAGAGCATGTCCAACTTCGTGTCCGACCAGTAAGTCATAAACCGCTTTACCTTTATCTTCCCATAATGGAAGTCTAAGGATACGATTCTCAGTATCAAATGAGGCAGTAGAGTAGTTACCGTGTTGAATCACCAAATTCTCTTTTGCGAGAAGTCTGGCGAGGTATTCTTGGGAGGTTAAATTCATTGTTTTACAGTTCCTTTTTCATTCTATAAGGCTATTATACCAGATTTTTGGGCAAAAAGGAAACTATTTTTGCATTTTGACCCTGCAAAATATTCAACTTAAGTTGAATTATATTCAACTATTACGTTTGATATTCGAGGATTCTTAAGCAATTCCTTAATGTACATTCGAATGGTTTGTTGGTTTGGAGTGTTTTTGTCAGTAACCACAACTCTCGAAGTGGTCTGACCATTTTCTGTATATTTTACTTCTTTAATAAACATGTCAATTCCCGGTATATATTGTACTAAAATTATTTATCTTTTTAAACTCGATTTTTGACTTCAATTTAGATTCTAGCATATCGGGCTTATGTGATATAATAAAGGTGTTGGTATAATCCTCTAAGGTCAATAGTATCTTCATTAGGTTATCTACACCATCAGCATCTAATGAAGAGTCGAATGTTTCGTCGAGGATTAATAGGTTGGTATTCGTTGAGTTCTTCATCTTCGCAATCTGTCGCCAAGTGAATAACAACGAAAGGTCGATACGCATCTTCTCACCTTCCGAGAAGTTATCGTATCTGAATTTATCTCTATGCCTAGAACGGATAGTTTCGTCGAAGTGTTCGTTTAAGGTAAATGCAACAAAGAAATCTAGGGTTTGTAAGTACTGATTGATTAAAGTATTCATTGCAGGTAGGTATTCCCGTATGACTTTGGTACGTATCCCCGTATCTTTTAGCATCTCCCATGCAATTTCGTTATATAATAGTTTGTCGTTACATTCGTTGAGGTTATCGTATAGTTCATCGGCTTCTAAAATTAGGTCGTTTAAATCGTCGTGAAGGGGTCTAATATTCGATTTAAGAGGTTTATTTTCTCTTACTCTATCTAACTCTATCTTTTTCGATTCAATCTTAGTAAGTATTTTGTCGAAGTTAGTTATATCTGTTGTTATCTTTTCAATGTCTTTTATCGTCTTAGAATATTTTTCTTTGTTAGTACTGACTAGTTTTGCGGTTCTTTTTGCACTTAACTTGACTTCGATAAGCATTGCTTTCTTTAATTGCTTGTTAATCTCTTGGGTACATTCGGGGCATTCGTTATTATCTTCAAAGAATTTTCCTTTCTTCGTTAGTTCCTGTATCAGATGTTTGCACACCCCACTCTCTTGGTTTAAGCTTGCCTTCGACAATTGTAGTTCTTTCAAATCATTTTTTAATGTCTTTGGATATTCACTTTTCTCTAACTTTAGTTTCGCAATATCGGTTATAATCTCATCTTCGATTTCCTTAGTGGATTCGTCTGCTTTCTTATTGATTGCCTCTAATGAGTTGATATGTCTTTTCTGATATCCAATCTTATCCTTTTGATTGTTTAAATTGTGTTTAATGTTAGTAGAGTCTTGTTTGGTAACTGCGTTTCTCTCTTTCAGAATACCTTTCATCTTCGAGAATATATTAATGTCAAGTAAGTCCTCTACAACATCACGTCTATGGGCACTTGATAATTGCATAAACGGAATAAAGGACGATTGACCTAATACTACGATTTGGTGGAAACTCTTGTGATTGAGTTTAAGGATATTCTGTTCGAGGAACTTTTGGTAATCCCTAACCGAGGCCGTTTGGTCAATCATCTTATCGTTCTGCCATACTTCAAAGATGTTCGGTTTGATACCTCTGATAATCTTGAAGTCGTGACCTGCGGTTTCAAAGGTAACAGATACTATCGTACCTTTACCATTAACCGAATTGACTAACCCATTCTTTGTAACGTTCCTATGTGCTTTCCCGAACAATGCAAAAGACAATGCATCAAGGATTGTGGATTTACCCGAACCATTCTGACCTACAATAAGAGTACTCTTACTCCTGTCTAGTTGAATCGTTATTGGGTTGTTTCCACACGCAAGAAAATTACGAAATTCTAATTCGTGAAATGTAATCATTTACCAGCCTTGTGTTACCATATCACCGCCACCTACACTATCTATAACGTTATATAAATCCTCACACGAACCATGTGTTGAAGCAGCATATACTCCATCAATATAATAAGGGTCTAGTGTTATAAAGTTTTCATCAACTTCAAGTGTTCTTATAATTTCTGATTTGTATAACTTGCCAAGTTCTGTTAACTCACCACAATTTCTAGTATAATAACTAAGTCCGCCCAATACTTGAACCGCCATGTTACGGAAGTCTAAGTCTTCGTCAAATATCTTTGGGTGGACATCCATTTCTTCGGTGTCGTTCACTTGAAGTGGTTTATCTTCTAATAGGATTTCGAATTCTTCAAATTTCGGCTCTCCTGTTATCTCGTGTGATAAATCAACTATTTGAACTTCCCCGTTATTCTCTTGCCACGTTTCTATATGTGGTTCGGGGGGTTTGTTCATTTCTACCGCTGCCATTATTCCTAAGATTGCTAAAATTTCCATTATTGTATCTCCATATCAAGTGCTTCATTATATAAGCTATTCATTAAAGTTTTGAGTTTATCCTTATTCAAATCTGTATTCACACCATCGATATAGTTATTCATTAGGTCGGTGGTGTTCTCTACATCTTCGATTGAGGTTACTACATTCTCGCCAAGGAACTCCGAGAAGTTCTCTGCGATTTTGAGTTCGTGTGTGTTTATATCTGATAGTCTGTCAATGAACTTATCAAACATAAATGGGTTTCCTTTTTTCTCGACGATTACCTTAACGAACTTATCCGTGTACTCTGACACATCTACTATCTCGTCGTAGTTTATGTTATCGTCATTATAATATATCTTCCTGTACAATATAAAAGGATTTCGCACCCTCGTCATTGTATTACCGTTAGTGTTGAATACGTGAAAGTGTTTGTCGTCTTCACAATCCGCCCACGTAAATTCCATTTGACTACCCAGATATGTGATGTTATCCTGTTTTGAACTTGCGTGATAATGTCCAGAATACACCCTATCGAAATTTGTGAATTGGGATTTGAGCATACCTATAGGGGATTTGATACCCCTCATCATCTCAAAGTCTTTTAGTTCTAAGTGGGCGAACAGGATTCCCCCTTTCTTAGACTTAACCCATTTCATAGAGTGTTCATAGTTCTCTGCATTAACCCAAGGTAGGAAGTGGGTATCCCTTATGGTAGTGGGTTTCATTATGATGTTAATGTTCTTTGTGTAATAACCGAGAAGTTCTTTAAGGGAGCATAGGTTATTGGTGTTCTTGTGGAATACGTCGTGGTTACCGGGAATGATGTCCATTGTCATGCCATAGTCGTGTAATGGTTTCAGGAACATCTGTCTGTTTGCGTTGAGGGCTTTGAAATTCACATTCTTGCGGTGGTCGTAATAATCCCCGAGATGTATTATGTGGGTGATATTATTTTTTTGACAATACGGAAAGAACAACTCTTTGTAGAATTTTCTTTGGTATTCTATGAATATTTCTGAGGAATTTCGGACACCACAATGGGTATCATTAAGGACTGCTATTTTACTCATAACGATATATATAAAGATATTAGTATATATTATACTCTAAAAGAGAGTAAAAGTCAATTATTTTTCTGACTCAACCATTCTAATAAATGAAGATGTTCCCCACCTAATATGACTCTTATTCTCTTTCTTTTTACAATCACATTTACAACTGCACGTAAAGATACCTACATCAGCACAATCACATTTAGTGGTTTTGTGCCCGCATTTACAGAGTTTGTTCTTACCTGTCATTAATAGATGTTTTCTATCTTATCACATAATTTAAGTTTTTTAGCATCTTCAGCTCCTAACCACACATCATGTGGGGGGAGTAGAAATTGTCTAATTTTCTTTTCATTTAGTCCAGTACATTTCTTGTAATGTTCTAGTATCCTAGTAGTGGTCAATTCCATTTCCTTAACTCTTGCGAATAACTCGTGTTCCTTACCAATTGAACCCCAAGAGTATTGATGGGAAAGTATTGCAGTATTAGGTGTAAGAATCCTACGACCTTTCGTGCCAGATATGAACATCAATAAACCACAAGATGCAATCATACCTAATCCGATTGTCTTAATAGGAATTTTAGAACCTCTCATTACATCTACCAATGCAAAACAGGCATTGAGGTCACCACCCCTCGAACAAATAACTAATGTTAGTTCTTTTGGGGGATTATCCGACAAGTTTGACGATACTATCCATTCACATAATGGTTCCATTGATTGCATAGTAACATCTTCCATAAAGAAGTTGATGTTCTTTTTCATCAAATCTAATTTAGGAATTGCTGTGTCCATTCCCATTGGTGATATGGGTGGCCCGCCGTTTTCTTTTTTCGTCATTTTATTGTTCCTTCTAGTTTATTAAAATCGTATAATTGCAAAGTACTTTCAGTTTCTTCAAGACCACTTCCCGTCTGAAATTTTAATCCTTGTGGGAAACCAAGTCCTGCTCTCTTTTTAGCCTCTGCAATCTTTTTCTCTAACTTTTTAGTATATACTATCTTATATGCTTTTGGTATATATGTGTCTGTATCTAATACCCAAAAGTATATCCATTTCTGTTCCCCACCAATAACATGTGTGATATATAAATTTCCATCACCTATATCTTTTGCAAGGACGGGGTATCCTAACAATCCTCCAATGGTCGAATAAGTTGATACACTTAACCAAAGAATAAGGGGTATCACTAACCATATAGCTTTATTACTGCGACCATACCAAATCATTACTAATAAGGAAAACAACATTAGTAAGAATATTGATATGGCGACTACCGCAATTGAAAATTCAATATTCATTCGTCTTCCTCGTGTGCTTCGGTTTCGTGACTCTCATTATGCATATCGTTATCCTGTTCTACCCAAGCCTGTTGAATTGCACTAGCACCAGCAGGGCCATTGTTATATAAGGCATTAAATGTATTCGCCCTCGCCTCTTCAGCACGTTCAGCTCTATCCGCATTACTCATTTTTGCTTGTATGAAATTATCATCAAGGGTATTGAACCCTAAGAAATCTCCAACTGCATTTACTTCAAATCTAACCACCGATACTTCCTGTCCCCTGCCGTAATATTTTCCTGTTGTATGAAACACTTGATTATATGGGTTTATCTTAATTACTTCTATTGTAAACCATTCTTCATCATTAACAACGGGGTATCTGTTATAGACATGAACCATAACCGAATACTCTCCTTCTCTGACACCTCTAAGTGTAACTACCTCTCTGTTTATTCTAACAATATGTCTAACACCATATTGGTCTACATACGTGTCGTTCTTAGCACCGAGGTCGTCTTTCTCTAAGTTCATATATCCCATAGTCTTTCCCCTAAAGGATACAATACCACCCCACGGATTCTGAACCCATAAATCAATATCGTCTGCACTCATCTTATCCCATTCAAGGACAATCATGTATTCCGCCTTCTTAATAATATCAGCATTCTTTGCTGGTGGTTGTATAAGAAGAAACGCAATAATAAACATTGCCCCAAATCCTGCGAGAAGAATCCACAGCAAATCAAGAAACGAAGTCATGTTTCTAAATCTATTTTTGTCCATACTCAATATTCATTAATTGAACTCTAGTTAACAAAGAACCTACCATACCTACTATTGTTGTATACATTGCAGTGGATAATCCAGTTGCCATATGACCTAATGCATTCTTTAAATCTTCTGGAACACTTGGGTCGATATCACCAAATATCATTCCGAATAAGAATATCATACCTGCAACCGTACCTATTAAACCTAATGTCATCATCGCTTCACTTAAAAACCAACACATATCAGTAAACTTCGTGTGTTTAAATAGTTTTGGCCCTGGTTTGAGTTTATACGAAACCCACCCCAATAAACCAGATGAAATGATAAACAATCCATATATTACAAAAGTTAGTTTGGTAACATCATTCTCATAAATGTCTACGAATACACCTTTATTCCATAATGCATATAATCCACAAGCATAGACCATAACAAATAAGTACCATCTTTGAAAAACTTTATTCATTTTGTCCTTTTAGTTCTGCCTCGTCCAAAGCTTTGTTAAATTCACGGATACGACGAATAACCGATAGGAAATCTACAATTGTAGTCCATCGGTCTATAAAATAACCCATAGAACTTTCAACACGTCCAAACGCATTGAGTACTTGGAATAATACTCCAAGTGTAATTAGTTGGTCAAAGTATGCAGGTGCTAATACGATAAGTGCTAGATTACCTACACATAATCCAAATGCAGTTTGCCATACTCCAAAACCCATATACCAATTAAAGAGTCGATAATAGTTTCTCTTAACTGCACTAAACATTGGGAACAACACATCAGTTGCCCGTGCCTTGAAATCGTCCTCAGAGAACACGAGTTGTTTTCTGAATTTTGCCTCTACTACTTGGTTGTTATATTCTAGTTTAGGAAGTTTCCAACCCAGAAGTAAGGATATTAGTGTACCACCAACAGAAACACCTAATGCAACCCATACGAGGAATCCCGGAATTATCTGTCCATTCCATACAGGAAGTCCTTCCGACAGTTCCCAAAGTATAGGAAGAAATGCAAACAATACTAGGATTGCTGAGAAGAACCCAGTGAATAACCCTTGTAGAGTTTTACCGAATATCATAAGGTCTTCTTGGATACGTTGAGAGCCACCCTCAATCTTTGCAGGTGATTTTTCCCACCTTCTTGAATAGTGATGGGTGTTTGCTTCTCTCCATTTGAAACAATACCTTTGTGTTTGCCAAGTGGCGTATACCGCTATCGGAGTATACAACGTTATAATCTCAAGGAAAGACGGCATCGTATCTTCTTTTAAGAGCACGAAGTCCGTTATTCTGGAAAGGTCAAACCCCAAGAATAATGTCCAAAACCTTTGTTCTTGTAAGGTTTGGATTGCGTCATAGATTTCTTTATTCCACGCATTATAAAATACTAGTATCTCTACTGTATACCAAGAGATACCCAATAATAGAGATAACATTGCCCAAGCATAAAAAGCGTTATGTCTATCTAGAAAAAACGATTTTAACATATACTACTCCTCTGTTTCCGATAAAATATTTACATAATTGAAACCCCAAAAATCCTGATAGTGAGTTGCTAATGCCATCAATCCCGGTGTTTCTTCAAAATGTCTAGGGTTTAACCAATACATATTGCCGGCGGGCACTTGAATAAACATCAACCTCAATCTCGGGTCTTCCATTCCAAGGTGTTCTAACAACAACATTAAAGCCGTTGCTGTTCGGTATGTTTCAGATTCCAATGCACGTTTACTAATAGTAGATATTTGCAAGTCTGGTGTGTGAGGT